AACTACACCCCCGAACAATTCGCTCAAGCCGTTCTTGTCGCTCTTGAACAACTTAACGGTCCCGATCTTAGCAAACTTTCTTACGATGAAAAGAAAGAACTTGCTCAAAACTCCAACACACCACCAGAAACTCTAATCATTCTTGCAAAAGATAAGCATCTGAGTGTTCGCTATAGGGTTGCCGAAAACTCCAACACACCACAGAAAACTCTAATCCTTCTTGCAAAAGATGAGTATTCTGGTGTTCGCAATGCAGTTAAAAACAATCCCAATTATGTCCAAAATAAAGAGGTCACTCTAACCGTTCAACAAATTGAGGCCCTTAAGAATCTAATTGCCTCAAGTCAAGACGAGAATCTTAAGAGTATTAAACTCTGAAGTCTTTTATTACGAACAGATTATAATTAATTGTTAAAACCTCAAACCAAAACTGTCCTTTACTTTAAAAACAACAAAAAGCTACATATGTACGAACAATCTTTTGCTGAAAAGTTTCGTAAAGAAAAATTCACGCTACAAAGAGCACTTGACCGAGAGGTTATTCTCCCTATTGATAAACCTAAACTTTGGAAGAAAATCATCAAATTTTTTGAAGATCGTAATGTTTTATTTTATGGTGAAATTGAGGCCGATTATATTATGATTTTAAATCTTATTTCTGAAGAACTTGGTATTGAGGTAATGGTCTGAAATGAGTAACCAACCAAAGATTCTTCTCGAAACCGATGGAATGCGTTTTATAATTAAGGGTGAAATCTTTCATAATGGAAAGCCAGATTACCGTATGCAAACACGGCATCCAATCTACAATACCTGGAAAGATTCTGTTCTTTTTGATAATGAGGTTCAATGTTCCTATGCAATGGAAGACCAGGAATATGCAAAACTTCTTATAGGAAAACCAGCATATCTTAAGGATGCCTAATACAACATTCCTACGTTGGATTGGTAATGGTTTTCTAATAATTGGTTATGGGGTCCTGCTTTATTTTAATGTAAAATTGGGCCTAATGCTAAAGCTTATTGGAGGAGCACTATTGTTTCCTTCGTTTTATCGGCTAAAAATGTGGGACACCATTGCCATTAGTGTCTTTTTTGCAGTTCTAGAAGGAAGCAAACTTATTCAACTCTTATCAACAAAATGAATTACATTTCAGGCCGACACCAAGAAATAGCCAGTTGGATTTGTGAACCTGAGGTTTTAACTAATCCAGAGAATTACTTCGGGCCAAATTATAAGACCATTCTCAATTTTTGGATTTATTGGTGGGGTTTAACCAAAGAACAACGATATGAGTGTTGGCTAAATTATTTAAATACTGATTTTTCCTTTAGAACTAGCTCTGAGCATTATTCTGAACTTTTAGCTCGCCAAGTTGCAGATAGGCGCATTGTTGATCATTTGAGAGGCTATGAATGTGAAATACTGGTTGCTCATAAAATTCTAGAATCCGGTAAGTCTTTAGTCTTTCTACCCTTACTTGAAAACTTATGATTTCTTTTAATAATTTAACGAATCTTGGCAGACTCGGAAATCAGATGTTTCAGTTTGCATCTTTAAAGGGAATTGCGAAAAACCGTGGATTTGACTTTTGTATTCCACCTCCAAATGTTTCCGGGCAAATTGATCTTAATGTGAGACAATCTGATGCCAATATTCATAACACATTTCAGTTAGAAAATGTAGTATATGGAATGATGAACTATAATACTATAACAGAATCAACATTTAACTTTGACGAAAATCTATTTAACAATTGTCCAGACAATACTAATCTTTTAGGTTATTTTCAGAACGAAAGATATTTCCAAGATATTGAAGACGAGATACGAAGAGATTTTACTTTTAATGACGAAACTTTGAATCTCTGCCGAGAACAATTGAAGGACAAAGAATATATTTCACTTCATATCAGAAGAGGAGATTATGTTAGTAATCCAAATCATCCGCTTATTGGACTTTCTTATTATGAAGAAGCCCTGAGTCATTTTGATTCCGAATTATCAGTTATGGTATTTTCTGATGATCACAAGTGGTGTCAGGAGCAGAAGTTGTTTGATAATGATAGATTTTTAATTTCTGAGAATAATACAACGGCAATAGATTTATGCTTACAGACTCTCTGTTCTTATCATATAATTTGTAATTCCTCTTTCTCTTGGTGGGGTAGTTATCTAGCTAGAAGTAAACTAACGGTTGCTCCTAAAATATGGTTCGGTTCGACTATGTTAGACAAGGATCATTCGGGAATATATAGAGAGTCTTGGCTGACACTGTAAAATAAACACTAATTTTTTATAATGCTAATAAATTTTTCAAATCTGTATAAGAAATATAATATGAGCATAACTGGCATCATTCATATTGGTGCCCATTATGGAGAAGAGTTAGAGGAATATAAAACAAACAATATTTCAAATGTAGTTTTATTTGAGCCGCTATCTGCAAACTTTGAAGTATTAGAGCAAAGAGCGGCTAAGTTCAATATGAATATAATTGGCCATCAAGTTGCATTAGGAAATGATAATGGAACTGTTGAAATGTTTTTGAGCAGCAATCAACAGGAAAGTAGCTCTATATTGAAACCAAAACGTCATTTAGAACAATACCCACATATAACTTTTACTGAAACTGAAACTGTAATATTGTCTAAGTTAGATGACTATAAATATAAAACTTACAACTTTATCAATATGGATGTTCAAGGTTACGAACTTGAGGTTTTGAAAGGCTCAACTGAAACTTTAAAATTTGTTGATTATGTTTATTGTGAAGTGAACAGAGATGAAGTATATGAAAATAATGCTTTCGTTGAGCAACTTGATGATTTTTTAAAGGCATATAATTTGGAAAGGGTTCAAACTGAATGGTCGGGGGAAACTTGGGGAGATGCTCTGTATATTAAAGAATAAACAATGAAAATACTTATAACTGGGCATAAAGGTTTTGTCGGAAATTACTTTATGAGAAAATATTCCGAGCATGAAATTTTTGGAATTGATATAAAAGAAGGAAATGACTGTAGAGATTTTTTCAAGACCGATAAAGATACTTATTACGATTTGGTGATTCATCTTGCGGCTATAGTAGGGGGTAGAGAGACTATTGATAATAATCCATTATCTGTTGCCACAGACCTCTCTATTGATTCTGAGTTATGTCAGTGGGCATTGCGAGCTAAACCAGATGCTATAGTTTATTTTTCTTCATCTGCCGCTTATCCAATACATCTACAAAGGAATAAATATCAACTAAAAGAAAATGATATTGACTTAAATAATGTCAGTAATCCTGATATGACTTATGGGTGGGCCAAGTTGACAGGTGAATACCTTCTACAATTTCTTAAAGCGGAAGGAATAAGAACTTATATCTTTAGACCTTTTTCTGGATATGGAACAGATCAATCACTAGATTATCCTTTTCCTTCTTATATTAAGAGAGCTAATGAATATTCTAATCCATTTGAAATCTGGGGAGATGGGAGTCAGGTTAGAGATTTTATTCATATGAGTGATATTGTAGATGCTGTGGATATGGCACTAAGAAATGATATACAAGAACCAATTAATCTTGGAAGTGGAACTGCAACATCATTCAATCAATTATTTCAAATAGTTACGAAAATAAAAGGATATTGTGCCGAACCTAAACACATTTTAACCGCACCCATCGGAGTCCAATACAGAGTTTGTGATCCAACAAAAATGCTAACATTTTATACTCCAAAGGTTACATTAGAAGAAGGAATTGAAAGAGCCTTAGGGGGGCAGATATGAAAAAAGTTATTATTTGGGGATATAAGCTGGGAACACATACTCACTCCTATGTTCATAATGGTTATTATCGTGCGGCAGGGTTTCTTGGCTATGAAACTCATTGGTTTGATGATAATGATGATTTAACATCTTTTAATTTTTCGGATAGTATTTTTATTACAGCCAATGGTGCTTGTAATAATATGCCAGTAAGGGAAGACTGTGTATATTTTAATCATTATTGTGATGTTGTTTTTGGTAATACTGATAGAGTTACAAAAAGATTGAATCACCCAAATTATTATAACTTTGTATTTTTTGCAGACAAATGGCCAGATGGCGTTGCTAATATGTGGCCAAATAAGAATGAATTGGTAGAACTTTCATCTTTTCATTATCTTCATCAAAAAACTAATACTTTAACGACTATTTGGGCAACGGATTTACTTCCAAATGAAATAGAGCAAATTGAGCCACAACTTCATAATGAATCTATTCCAAACATTTATTTTGTTGGAACTCCGCAGGGTCCAAATATAACAGAATTTGAGCATTTTGCAAATATTAACGGAAAGCAATTACATAAAGTTGGGGGATGGTTGGGAATTGATTCTGGAACATCTCCGTCAATTTTTGACAATGCAAATATAATAAGAAGTTCTTATGTATCGGTTGATATTAGGGAGCAAATTCACTTAAATCACGGTAGGTATTATCCCTGTCGTTTGTTTAAAAATATTAGTTATGGAAAATGGACTGGCTCAAATCATCCCGAGATTGCGGACCTTTTTGGTGAGTATTTTACGGTAGATTCTAATAATGAAAGTTTATACTATAAACTAGTGGAAGATTCTAGAAATTGCACTTATGAAAAAATGAAGGAGGCTATGACTTTCGTAAAGGATAAACATACATATGTAAATAGGCTTCAGGATATGTTTAAGTTACTATGAAAATTGATTTAAGGCAAATACCAGCAGTTTATATGAATCTGGAGAAACATATAGAAAAAAATGAAAGGATGTATTCAATGCTTTCTACTATGGGATTTAATGCTATTGAAAGAATTGAAGGAGTTTTAGATTCAGAAAATTCCGTTGCAGGATGTTCTAAGGCACATCATAAAGCTCTTTCGATGTTTGATGCACCTTTCATTCTTTTTGAGGATGATTGTGTTTTATATGAAGAGAATTTTCAGCCAATCGTTGAACTCCCCGATGATGCTGATGCTCTCTATTTGGGTGTATCCTCTTGGGGTAGAATGAATGGACACGATGGGGAATATGTTCAATATGATGAATTTGAAGATCACCCCAATCTACTAAGAATATACAATATGTTGGGTGGCCATTCGGTTGTTTATCTAAATGATTTTTATAGAAAAATGTGCGCTAAAGTTGCATATCATGCGGGATATGTCATTAAAAATTATCAGGATATTGGATTTGCTGAGATACAAAGGTTTTTTAATGTCTATAGCTTAAATAATCCAATATTTTATCAAACCAGTAATGAACTTGGAACTAAACAAAGTCTTACCTCATTTAATCATACGGAATGTATGAACATAGATTCCCTTCAATTTTACCCATATTCAATAAAATGAAAATCTGTATTCTCAATATTGCAACAAACAAGTATATTCACTTCGTTAAGCCTCTTTTAGATTCAATTGAATCTAATTTTTTAGTTGACCACGATATTTCGGCTTTGGTATTTACTAATCACGAAATTGAAGAGTGCTCAGACAATGTGAAAATCTCTCAAATTGAACACGAACCTTGGCCAATTCCAACTCTAAAAAGATACCATTATTTTTTAAAAGAAAGAGAATATATTTCAAGGTTTGACTACTGTTTTTATATGGATGTAGATATGAGGATTGAAAAAAAAGTTGGGGACGAAATTTTGGGCGATTTGGTTGCAACGCAACATCCTGGTTTTTGGTTTAAAGATAATACTCAGTTTTCTTATGAGCGCACTCAAAAATCAACTGCATACGTTCCTTTCGGCGACGGTAAAATGTATTATGCCGGAGGTTTTAATGGAGGTAAACCTGGACATTTTTTAAAAATGTCAGAGTCCATTGTTAATAATATTGAGAGAGATTTTAATAATAATATCATTGCTGAGTGGCACGATGAATCTCATATGAATCGTTATCTTATAGATAATCCCCCAACTATTGAACTCAACCCATCTTATTGTTTTCCAGAGGCTGCATTTTACAATCCACAAGGTTGGCACGTACCCTTTGAGCCAAAGATCCTGGCTCTAGAGAAAAATCATAGTGAAGTTCGTCAATGAAAATTGATTTAAGAAATATTCCGGTTTATTACATCAATCTTGAAGAAGAGACTGAGAAACGTAAAAGAACCGAATTATTGTTGAATGAAATGGGATTTGATAATGTTATTCGTGTTGAGGCTATTAAACACGATGCTGGCAGGATTGTTGGTTGTGCTCGTTCTCATCACAAGATTCTATCATCTCTTAATAAACCTGCAATCATTATTGAAGACGATTGTTCTCTCAACAAAGAATTTGACGGAACAATAGATATTCCTGAAAATGCAGATGCAGTTTATCTTGGAATTTCACATTGGGGTAGATATTTAAATCATTCTGGCCCATTTGTTCACACCGCAAAGACCGACACAGAATGTGTGAGAGTTTATAATATGTTAGCAACTCACGCCATTCTTTATAATTCACTTGATTATATTGCAATGTGTGCAAAAATTGCACATTACTATGGGTATGAGGTGGAAAATCATATTGATATTGGATTTGCCGAGAACCAAAAATACTTCAATGTTTATGCTCTTGATGAGCCCTTATTCCGGCAATATGAATGGTCAGCAGTGACAACCGGGAGATTATCAGAAAATTCAATAGATGTTGAAAATTCTGAAAAATTTTATCAATCAGTTATAATGGATGACCAAAATTTCTATAAAATTAATGAAGAGTTTAAATCTCCATTTCGTCCTCTAATAAGCCGAAGAGATGTTAATGGTATTCCTGGTTATTTTGTCCCTACGAGAATAGTTTAATGAAAAGTATTGTTACAGGTGGTTGTGGTTTTATTGGTTCTCATCTTGTAGATGAATTGGTTGAACTTGGCCACGAAGTTGTTGTCATTGATAATCAATGTTCATCAACAAGAACTGAATATTTCTTTAATGATAAAGCAACGTATATTAGAGCAAATTTAGTTTACTATAATCAATTTGAAGAACATTTTGAAAATGCAACAAATGTATTTCATCTTGCCTCTGAAATTTCAATTCCTTTTTGTGTTGAAAATCCAAGAGAGTCAATGCAAAACAATATTATGTCAACTCTAAATGTTCTAGATGCCGCAAGGAAATATGGCATTGAAAAATTTGTTTTCTCATCAACTTCTGCTGTCTATGGAAATGATGCATTTCTTCCTAATAGTGAAGACTTAGAAGTTGATTGCCTGAATACTTATTCAATATCAAAGTATTCTGGTGAACAGTTATGTCAAATGTACTATAACCTCTATGGCCTAAAGACTGTAATTCTTAGATACTTCAATGTTTTCGGTGAAAGACAGCCAGAGACTGGAAGCTATGCTCCGGTTATTGGAATTTTTCTAAGGCAACGAGAAAATAATGAACCGCTTACTCTTATTGGCAATGGATTACAGCGGCGAGATTTTGTTAATGTTAAAGATGTAGTTAATGCTAATATCTTAGCAACAACTCAACAACTTGATGAATATGGAGATGTTTTTAATGTTGGAACTGGACAAGCTTTAACTATTGCGAGTATTGCTTCTTTTATTTCTGATAACCAAATTTATTTGCCGGAAAGAGAAGGGGAGATATTATATTCTTATGCGAATAATGAAAAGATTAAATCTGCATTAGGTTGGAGGTCAACTGTTGATGTATTGGACTGGATTAAAGAGCAATTATGACAATAGAAATATTTACATTTGTATTCAATAGACCTGATTTATTGGAACGGCAGGTAGATTGCCTTAAAAAATTTTTAATAGATGATTTTAATTTAAATATAATTCACGACACTAGGAATGATAATTTTGTTCGGGAATTTGAAGAATCTAGTTTAAAAATAATTCAAAAATATAATGAAATTTGCGTGAATTATATTAAACATAATTCTCCAGAGGGTATGCAATCATCAGAGTATCATTCAGATGCTCTTCAGTGGACTTACGATAATATCGTTAAATTACTAGAGGATAAGATTGTTTTATTTTTAGATCACGATATTTTTCTTACAGAAGAATTGAATCTCGCTGAAGAGATGAATAAATATGATATTCTAGGTTTACTACAAGAAAGGGGACATATTAAGTATATCTGGCCAGGTCTCGTTGCATTTAAGAGTAATTCTTTTGATGAAATAAATTGGAAATGTGGAATTGTTGAGGGTGAGAGTGTGGATAGCGGTGGTGGAACCTATGCAATTCTTAGGAGAGATGGAGTAAGATTTAAAAATACAGGGGCAACATATCCAGAGGTCTACAAAGGTATTGATTTAACAGATGAAAGTGTAACACTGGGATACAAATTTGAACTCCATTTTGATGAAAAGTTCTTACATTCTAGAAATGCCTGTAATTGGGATACACTTTATACTGTAAAGGATATAGATAAGACAAATCTGTTGTTATATATTCTGGATGATATATTATCAACAAGTTAAAAAGAAATAAACAAATTAAATGATGGACAAGAACAAATCATTATATAAACTCAAAAATATTCCTCCAATCTATTACATCAATCTTGACGACCAAGAAAATCGTCGTAGATGTATGGAGGAACAATTTGATTATTGGGAAATCAAAAATTACACAAGAATTTCAGCATATGATGGTAGAACATCAGACCTTAGTGAGATTCTAAGAGGAACATATCCAGAAAAGATGACAAGTGGTGAGATTGGCTGTACTTGCAGTCATCTAAGGGCTATTAAAGAATGGTATGAAAATTCGGATACTCCTTATGCCCTGTTTATGGAAGATGATGTAGACATTAATATAGCTAGGTTTTGGAATTTTACATTCTCCGAGTTTCTTGCAAGAATACCATATGCCTGGGATTGTGTTCAATTAGCTATTATATCAACAGGTGATATTACTGTTCCAATTCATACTAGATTTGTTAATAGTTTTTCAACTGCCTGCTATATGATAACCAGGAGATACGCAGAAAAGCTAATTGAACTACACGTAAGAGATTCACAATATAAGCTAGACAATGATGTAAGACCGAGAGCTACGGCAGACGACTTAATTTATAATGCTGGATTGACTTATGCCTGTCCACTTTTTCTCTATAAAATGGATCTGGGTTCAACAATTCACCCAGAACATTTAGATGCCTTTCATAAAAATTCTTATGATGGAGTTTATAATTTTTGGTCTCAAATGGGTTCTCAAGTATCCATTGAACAAATCACAGATTTTAATCCATATCTAGGGCGAGTTGCAGAGCCATCTGGACAAGTGCCTTGAGAATAAATAGGTTAAACTCATACCAATTATGGAATACAGAATTGTTGAAGAGAATGATAAGTTTACTCCTCAAATTAAATCACTTATTTGGTGGATTTCTTTCGGATTCACTTATTCTAGTAAGGAAAATGCTCTTAAAGAAATTGAGAAGCATTACAGAAGGGTGAAGAGTAGAAGAGAGCCAGTTTATCATTCCGTCAACACTGATGATATTCAACTATGAAGCTATCTTCTTTTCTATTTCTAATACCACTTTCTGTGATTTCCGTCACGAATGTTCCAATTTTACAAACGGATATTGTGACAAAAGTTCACGACGGAGATACGGTTACAACTTCCTCTGGAGTTCACATTAGACTTGCCTGTATTGATTCTCCAGAAATTTCTAACAATAAGCACGGAAAGAAAGATGCAATTAATGGTCCAATTTCAAGAGATTGGCTTAAGACCATTGTTTTGAATAAGCAGGTAAATTATCAAAAAATAACAACAGATTTATACGGAAGAACTGTTGCTCGCATCTATCTTACGGATGGAACTGAAGTTAATTATCTTTCGGTTAAAACTGGCCATTCGGTGCCTTATATGTATAAGTCCTGTCCTTGGGCTATCGTTAAATAGTTTCGTTATCCTTAATCCAATTCTTTAGACTATAGACATAATTTCTTAAATATTCAGCCTGATCTTTATGAAATACGTCTCCAGTTTTGATATAAAATTCGCTATGTAAGTCTATAGTCTTAAGAATCTGGGCAATTTTTGGACACCAAGGATTTCTAATTTCTGTGCCCCATTCTCTTGACATTATACGAAAAAAAGTTTTAACTATTTATCAGACCACTTTCTAAACTGTCCACAAAAGTCACCAAACGCCTAAAAATATACTATACTGTTTACAGACATCACTCATTGAGAAAGTTATGCAGCTCAATTCAACTGATTTGAAAAATCTTGATTATGCTCTATCGGTTGCCCTTAAAACCATCAAAAAGCACAATAACTTTGATGATTACGACGTATCCACTACAGAATTAAAAGAACTTCAAGTTCGTATTCAAGAAGCAATTACTGAAGATGATAACTAAACAACTCAGCGATTTACATCTTGAGCACAGCCATCCCGGCGAGTATTTCAATCCAGGTAAAGGTGAAATACTCATCTTGTCCGGGGACATTCTATGTGCAAGACATTTTAAAAAGGAAGGTTTTCTTAAAGATATATACACAAAATTCATAGACGACTGCTCAAGAAATTTTGAAAAAGTAATTTATGTGGCGGGAAATCACGAATTTTACGGCTACAACTATGAGGGAACATATAAAACATTAAGAGAAACCCTTCCAGATAACTTTCATCTTCTTGAAAATGAAACTGTAAAGATCAATGATGTAAACTTCATTGGTTTTACGCTATGGACTAACTTCTTCAATGAAAATCCATTTGAAATGATGGATGCAAAGGGTTATATGGCCGATTATAGTACAATTCGGATTTCTAATAATTATAGAAAATTGAATCCAGAAGATACTTTAAAGTTTCATAAGACTAGCATTGAGTATCTTAAGAGTGAACTTGAAAGATTGAAGAATGAACGAGTATTTGTGGTTAGTCATCACGCACCATCTCTTCAATGTATTACTCCAGAATTCAAAAATGGAAAATGTAATGGTTCCTTCTGCTCTGACCTGGATGAATTAATTTTGTCCAGTCCTCAAATTAAAAATTGGGCTTTCGGTCACGTTCACAGTCAACACGATTTTTACATCGGTGAATGTAGAGTGACTGGTAATCCTCGCGGGTATCCTCACGAAAAAAATCAGTTTAATCCTAATTTTGAGATAGAGGTATGATGAAAAATAAAAAAGAGCTTTCTCTAGAGAATGTTAATACTCAATTGATGGCATTAATTAAAGCCTATACCCTTCAAGACATTACTATTCAACAATTAAAGAATAAGGTATCAAAGATGGAGAATACAATAATTAGCCTACAAGCTAGAAAAAGCTAATGTCATTATTTCTAGTTGCCGTTATCAGTTGTGCTCAATTGCAAGAGATCGCCACCAGAGTTTCAAATTGTGTTACTCTAACGGCCATACAGCGGAATGAAATTTTTAATGAACTGTTTCAGCTAAATAAAAAATGTATCATAAAGGACAATGATTGAAGAATTTGATTTTAAAAAACTCAATACTATGACTGCCTTTCTTAAGGCCGAGAGTGAATCATTTTCTGAAGATACAACTAGATATATTGAATGTCTTATTCTTAGATATGATTTAGTTGCGGCTATTCCCGATGAAATTAAGATTGAGGAGATTCCAGACGAAATTATTGATATTATTAGAAATGGTTTCATTCCAACGAAAGAAGATTTGCTGCCATTAGATAAAAATGGACAGGCATATTTAATTACTCAACTTGTCTGGTTGTGTGGAATGCACCGAATAATTTACTATTCCAGTTTGAACACTCAAGATGAAGAGGAAGATTATAGCAAAGCTGAAGAGCTTGTTAAAATGCAAGAAAGTTCTGGATCACACTTTTTCGCTAGTTACATCTATGCCGCTCTTGCTCTTTTGAATTGTAGAATTGCATCTGATGAATATATTGCAACATTGACTAACAATTTTGATAATAGCGAAGAAAATATAATTAAACTAAACCGAATTTTTGTTGAGTTGTGTGAAAGCATTTATCTAAGATACCACGAAGATTTTCATTATTATGAGTTTGTTGGAAATGAGTGACTTTGACCCAACTGCACCTTGGTATGAGTTTCTTAGCTATAAATTCTGTTGTGAGAGTTTAGGAGTAGAACCAACTATTCGTAGATTTTTAAGATACCAAAACTATTTAAAAACCGTATTTGATGAAAATGGAAAAAAGAAAAACATTTGAGGATTGGTTTCACCAATTGGAAGCATTTAGTCTAAAAAGTGAGAGATTTTTTGACGATTGTGAGCATTATTCAAATTGTGTTGATGATTTTGAACAAAAAGAAGCCCAGACTATCTTTCTTTCTTGGCTAAGAGCTGCATTTGAGGCCGGAAAAGAAAGTGGCTAAAAAACGTAGAAATCTTAATGCAACAACAAAAGTTAATCCACCCACACATAGTAATCAGGCAGTAGATCCAACGATTAAAGAAACTTTTCATTTAAAGTTTCCATTTGAACTTCATCATATTGATAGAGGAGAAAAGAAATTATGTTGGTTCAAAGATAAAATTGATATGCAAAAGTACATCAAGAAATATGATCTTAAAGCAAAAGATTACACTCTTTTAAAAACGAAACCCAGAACTTAAATGAATTATAGAATAAAAGAAACAACTGACCTAGAGGGTGGTTTAATTTTTGTTCCGCAGTATAGCAAATTTTTTATATTTTGGGATTTCTGGGACACTAGCTTTCCTCCACATAAAATCTTCTTTCGGTCTCATCAACTGGCTAAAAATTTTATAGAACTTCAGAGAAATAAGCCAAGAGAAAAATATTATGAAGTCTAAGGCAACCAGTCCAGTAACTGTCCACTAAATCGCCACAATTCCAAAAATGTTGTATGATACATACAAGCCAAAAGGCTTTCCACGACGCCAATTTAATTATGCTTGACCCGAACTATAGCGCAGCTTTTGATAGTCTAAGTGAACTTGAATGCACTTCTATCAGTCTTTTGCATCTAAAGGACTTTCTAACTTTTATTTCTGAAAAGGCTGAAACAGGAGAAAATGTTGAAGATTATATCTTCACTGCCATAGGACTTCTTGAATTTTCTATTGAAAAATTTGATAGGCAGTTTCCCCAAGTGTGGAAAGATGTTATTGTTAATCATCCATCACGTAATCAAACCTCAACCAATAACGCTTGAATAAAATGGCAAAAACTGACAGAGACCCAAATTATATGAAAGAAGTTTTTGGAACCACTTCTCTCATCACCGATTATGTTTCACCAGAACCCTCAGCAACAGTTGAAAGTGTTCTTAAAGATCTGAAATCTGAATATGATTTGACTATGGAGCCAGGTGTATACTATGATACATATGAATACAATAGAGGTTTTATTGACGGTATAAAAATGGTAATTGATAAACTAGAACAACTTGGAGAACAAAAATGAGTCAAATTTCACCCCGAGTAATGGAAGAGCTTGAAACTGCTGCTTCTCACGTTAGAAATGCTCTTTCCTTTGCTTCTAGAGCCGAAAGGCCAGCAACAATCAAGCACCTAGGTTCAATTCTTGAATCTATTGAGAGTGTTAAAGATGTTGACCGAGCTTATGAAGCAGTAGAGCGTACCCGAGCAATGCTATACAATCGGCTGGAGAGCAATGGAGAGACCCCAAATTTTTGAGGGATATTTTGAGATTGCTAAACACATCTCAACTAAAATTCTAGAATCTGCGGAAGAGCAGCCAAGTTTTACGATTTGGTTCTTTCGCAGAGAAACCGAAAACTTTACTCAGGAAGAATTTCTGAATAACATAGAACCCAACAACTTTGGTTGGGATAATGTAACAAGTCAATTATTCTACAAATCTAAACAAAACGAAACCTATTCTGTAAATTTTACTAAAATTTAAACAATTATGTCTAATCTATTTCCATTAACAGTTGAAGACTGGCACGAAATGAATAGTCTTAGAAAGGCTATTAGTCATTACCCGGCAACAGTAGCTCCCGAAAAAATGGAAAGGTTCGCCAAATTATTTGTAAAATCTTTACAGGGTGCCGACGATTCTCCACCAATTAAACAAGATGAAATTATTTGTGAACCGGAACCGACCTGATGAAATACTTATCTTGGCTATTTTTCTGGCGAAAGAATGAAAAGCTAGAAGAAAATTGGAGGGATCGTTATAAAATTTCTAAAGATTTGGAAACTCCAACATATGTGTTAGATATTTTTTCGCGTGATGTAGACTGGTTTGTTCGCGTTGTTTCTAGTAACTCCAATACGAGACCAGAAACTCTAACAATTCTTGCAAAAGATAAGGATTCTGGTGTTCGCTATAGGGTTGCTCAAAACTCCAACACACCACTAGAAGCCCTAATCATTCTAGCAAAAGATGAGAATTTTTATGTTCGTAATGCAGTTGAAAATAACCCCCAATTCAACTAGAGAAATCATTCAAACTAAGAGGGCATTTGAGTTTCTGAAAGATTATGTCTAAATCATCAAAAAGAAGCATTAATGTTATTACAGATAGAGAAGAACACGAAATTTTTCCCTCCAATAGACCAATTATCCAGAAATTAAAATGTTTAACATCTTTTCAAGAAAAACAACCGAACAAATTTCAATACCTTTGGTAGAATATGAGAAGCGTCTAAAAGAATTCAAGAAGAATAAAGAAGAATTAGAACTACTTAAACAAGAATCATCTGGACGCATCTTTGATCTATAAATAATTTATAATTTAGCATAAGAAAATGAAAACGTTTCAACAGTTTTATGAAGATGTTACGCAAAACAGACAAAATTTAGCTCAACAAACTCAAGAACGTTTAGCTCAACAGAAACAAGAGGCTGAGGATCGCCGCAAACAACAACAAGATGAATCGGAAGCCCGCGCAGCCGAAGCTGAAAAACAGAGAATTGAGGCGGAGAAAGAAAGCAGAATAAAAGCATTAGAACAGGGGCTCAACAGACAATGAATTATTTAATTTATTCAAAGGAAAATTGTCCATACTGCGAGCAGATTAAGCAGGTAATGAATCTTCTTAATTTGAATCACGAGATTCTCAGTCTTGATGAAAATTTTTCAAAGAAAGAATTCTATGAAATTTTTGGTGAAAGTTCAACTTTTCCTCAAGTTATTGTGGACGGAACACAACTAGGTGGTTGTAAAGACACAATCCTATTTCTAAAGGAGCAAAAAGTTCTCTAATGGAAGAAGTTCATATTGATATTGAGAAGGCAATTGATTTTGCATTTGTAGAAAGTAAGTTCATTCTTAATTTTTATACCTATTTGCAGCAAAAAGAGTTCAAACGCATTGATGCTCAGGAGTTTCTTGAAAGTCACACCGCTCTCAATTTATTGGCTATTATTCAAGAATTGTCCGAATACCTTGAGGGTGGTCAAGATCCTCAGCACAACTACCTTAGAGAGGCATATGGGCACCTCTCAAAGCCTTTTGCAAGAAAGATTAAAACTTATTTAGAGTCGTTTATTAAAGACACAGAGAAATACATTTATGACAAAAGGCCCGGTAGACGTGCAAAGCCCAAAACTAAATAGGGGTATGGAGTATATTCTCCGTAAAAGACAAGAAGATAATTTTCTCTTCAGTATTGTTAAGAAAGTCTCTCTTTTCTCAAGAGAAATTAATCTTAAGATTGAGCTGAAAATAAACAAAAAAATCCCGGAGAAACACCCGCTATGATTAGTTTATTAGGAACTCTAATTATTTTAATTGTTTTTTGCTTTTTAATGCTAGGTGGTGTTATTGGCTTTATTGTCACTAGATTTTATCCTCCAGCCCCGAGGCTTCATCCCGAGATGTATAATCCCGATGGAAGCATCAAACCAGATATTCTATACGCAGTAACTTTTGACGGAGATTATGACTACACAGACGAAGACGACCACGAAGAAACAAGCGACACCTGAAAAGCTGCCGAGTAATCCATTTCTATTTGAAGTTTTAGACTTGGTAGTAAAGCAGCGAACCAATGCCAAAAAGGTAGAGATTCTACAAGAATACAAAGACCCATCCCTGATGGCAGTATTCATTTGGAACTATGACGAAAGTATAAAATCTGCTCTTCCGGTTGGCGATGTTCCCTTTGCTGAGGCCAAAGAAATTGGTGTTGTTGGTAATGATACAAGTTTTTCTGATAGTATGAACAAGCAGATTGTATCTACTGAAATGATTGACAGTTACGGGAGTAACAATCGCACATCAATCCGAAAAGAATATAAAAATTTCTTTAACTTTCTTGTTGGAGGAAATGATGGATTAGCCAATATTCGTAGAGAAACAATGTTCATCAATATGCTCCAGGGTCTTCATCCCCTTGAGGCAGAAATCATCTGTCTTGTGAAAGATAAGAAACTACAGTCAAAGTATAATATCTCTTTTGATGTAGTTAAAGAAGCATTTCCAGAAATTCAATGGAGTAATAGAGTATGAGTGATAAGTCAGAACCGTGGACCACAGGAGAGGTAAATACTTTACCATCTGAATACCGATGTGAAATTCTATTTCGCAATGTAGAGAGAAAGGATATAAATTGCAAAGAGCTACCATCCGATTCTTATATTGTTGAGTATAATGATACTGAAGGAAAACAGATTGATATTTGCCGATCTCAAAAAATGTCAACGGTTTTTGACTTATATTATGACAAGTTTGGAAATTTTATCAATAAAATTGAACATTCTAATGGTAGAATTCTTCCGAGAAATTGGAAACGAAAGTAAATTAACAACAGGAATTAAATAAATGAGTGGTTTCGCTAAGGCAATTATCAATGAAAAGGAGTTGGATAAACTTCTCAAGAAGTATAAGCGGATTAAGCGTTATATGCGAAGCCGACTTTATGAGTTGAAAAATCTTGACGGAACCGAACAGATTGTGTCTAAACTGTTGGAGGACACTCCTGATGAATAGTATGGGGCATCACTGTTTGCTAAATGTTTACGGTTGTGATTTTGATATTCTCAATAATGAGCAATTTCTTATTGAGATATTGAAAATTTCCGCCGAAAAATGTGGAGCAACAGTTCTTGATTGTGTGTCTCATAAATTTGAACCACAAGGAGTTACAGCTATTCTTTTGCTATCAGAATCTCATATATCCGTACATACATTTCCAGAAAAAGGAAAGGCGGCTTTTGATATTTTCACTTGTGGAAGAGCAGATTCTAATCTTGGAGTTCAATGTATTTTACAGAATATAGAATGTCAGAACCATACCGTAACAGATATTACCCGCTAATATATTATAATGATTTACGATTCAATTTTTATCTCAGATCTGCATCTAGGGACAAAACGTTGCAACATTGATGCTCTATTGGAATTTATTTCAACAATACAAACTAAAAAAATAGTTTTGGTTGGAGACGTTATAGATCTTATGTGTTTAGAACGCGGTTCCAAATGGAATAGAAAACATACGTTAGCAATTCATAAAATTTTAGATAAAAGACTTGATAATTGTGAAATTATCTATATCTATGGCAATCACGAAAAAGATCTTTCCAGATATACTGGATTTATAAACGACATCACAATATGCCGTGAATATGTTCACATTGATGTAAAAGAGAACAAATATCTTTGCATTCATGGTGATAAGTTGTCTAAACATTCATCTGGTGATTGGAAGCAATTTTTTCAACATAAAGGTTACGAGTTTATTACACCTTTGAATTATGTTTTACGTCAGATTTTTAATTTTTCTCTTGTCAATTTTCTTAAAAGGACAATAAGAGGACGAGAATATATTGAATCATATGAACGGGACATCATTGAAGGTCTTAAAGTAAAGGAAAAACTTCATAATTGTAAATATACTGGGGCAATTGTTGGTCACATTCATCATCTCAATCATAGAATGATTGATGGTTATGAATATTATTGTTGCGGCGATTGGGTTGATACCTGTAGTGCAATACTAGAAAAAGACGGGAATTATGAAACATACACATTTGGGGCTTGACAAACAGGAGAACCTATGCTAGGATACTATCGCTCACCAGAGCCGGAGAAAGTCAACAATAAAAAAATCAAACTTCTAATTCAAAATTTAGAAAATATTGTTGAACTGATTAAAGAAGAACTCATCATTGAAGACGAACAGAATAATGTTCTTCGTCTTGAAGATATGATGCAAGATATACAACAAGAATTTGATGAACCCAACTATCACGAGGAAGATTAATGGCTTATAACTTAACACCGTTTGAAAAAGACCTTGCTGCATTTGCAGATAGAATTGAAATTATTGTAGGTCTTGAAATTGGAGATAAAATGACAGCAGATGAGGCATATAAAGAAATTAAACTTTTAATGAAAGACCTGAAGAAATCCCGTAAGTTGAATAAAGGAGAAGAGAATGAGCAGGCCAGTTAATGCTAGTCAATTACTAGAACTTGATCCAAGATTAGAGGTTGCGGTACTTCAATGTTATCCGATTCCCGAACAAGTTGTTTGGCAAGCAGGAAAAAATGATTATTCTGAAGAGCCTATTCATCATCTTAAAGTTCCAACCAACCAGGAGTGTGGAGAATGGATTGTAGAACAGCTACTCGCTAATGAAAGGGCCCACTGGGGACCTGCCGAGCATCCACAAATTACATTTTCTTGCTCTGGATTTGTTCACAATGTAATGGTTCAGGGCAGAACTCATCGTATTGGAACATCTTGGGATGTGCAATCCCAAAGATACACTGGTAAAAGAGTCCTGAAAGTTGCAAGCGGAGAACTAGATGTAGAAGACGTTTTTTATGTTAGACCCGTTGGATTCTATACCAACCGCAAGGGCAAAAAATATGAATGGACCGAAGAAGACCGACAGGAAGATTTTTATCATTTCACTGAAAGTTGTAAGCGTTATGCAGTAAGATACGAAAGAGGAATGAGTGAGGAGCATATTAGAGATTCTCTAGTACAGGCAATCCGTCAAAACTTTGTAGTCTCATTCAATCTTCGTTCTGTTCTACATTTCCTAGACTTAAGAGCAAAACTTGATGCACAACTTGAAATACAGGCACTGTGTATGGCAATTGCTCCCAATCTACAAAAATGGGCTCCTAATGTCTGGGGTTACTATGAGGAGAAGAGATTTCATAAAGCTAGGCTCAGTCCATAAAAAGATAAATACTTAAGAACTACGAACAAAAATGGCAATTTATCCGATTATTAATAAAGAAACAGGCGAAACTAAAGTTATTGAGATGAGTGTCCACGATATTATGGATTGGTATAAAAATAACGATGAGTGGGTCCGTGATTGGTCTCAGGGTGCATCTACCGCTGTCGAGCTAGGAGAATGGCGGGACAAGCTCCTCCAAAAAAATCCATCCTGGAATGAAGTTCTAAAGAAAGCCAGCAAATCAGCAGGCTCTCAGAGTAAGATTAGCAAAATCTAACAAAACTAAAAAGCAACTCAAAAACCTATGACTCGTAAAAGAAGGGCTACACCTACAGAACGAACTTCTTCAAACTACGGTAAAAATCAAAATCAAAAACGGAGCGGTAGGTCAATTAATTCGGAGTTGTTGCATAAAATGCACCCTCTTACTGATAATCAGGCTCGTGTTTTTGATTCTTACGAACGAGGACAAAATATTTTAGCTTATGGTTCACCTGGAACAGGCAAAACGCACGTTCTTCTTTACAATGCACTTAAAGAAGTTCTCAGCGAAAGAACTCCATACGACAAGATTTTAATTGTAAGGTCTACAGTACAATCTCTTGAAATTGGGTTTGTTCCGGGTAATGTGGCTGAAAAGATTGCACCATTTGAGTCTCCTTACAAGCATATGGTTCAATCAATGTTTGACTTGTCAACCGATGAAGAATTTGAGATGTTATATGGACTTCTTAAGAGTGAAAAGCTAATTGACTTTATGTGTGTTTCCTTTCTTAGAGGAACTACCTTTGACAACTGCCTAATAATTGTAGATGAATGTCAAAACCTTAATTATCATCATCTTTCTACTATTATTACCCGCGTTGGGCAAGATAGTAAGATTTTCTTTGCTGGAGATTCTAGGCAGTCCGATTTAGTGAAGCAAAGTGAACGTAAAGGATTTCTTGATTTTGTTGATGTCTTAAATGAAATGGAATCTTTTGATCTTATTAAGTTCGGTATTGAAGATGTTGTCAGAAGCGGCATCGTTAAACAGTTCCTAGAAGCCGAGCATAAAATTGACACAATGAAAACATTAACCGTTAAATGAATTTAAAAGAAAAATTAAACGTAATTCAACGTCCTATTTTTGAACAAGCGAACCTACAGATTCCAAAATTAGAAAGAATAACAATTGATGGTGTCAGGTACTACAAAGTTCCCGACATCGGGAAAGAACTAGCATTTATTTCTGTCACTTCAGTTACATCAAACTACAGCAAAGAGAAAATTGCGGTATGGAGAAAGAAAGTTGGTGATGATGAGGCAAATAGAATAACTAAATTTGCAACTAATCTGGGAACACAATATCACGCACTATCTGAGGCGTTTTTTAAAAACGAAGAAATTCCAGAGAAGTCTTCTTTAGCCAAGACACTTTTTAAAAATTCTATCTCAACATTCAAACGAGTCGGCAAGATTCATACATTAGAGAACCCTCTTTATTCATTAGACTGGGAACTAGCTGGAACTCCAGATATGATTGCCGAATTTGATGGAGTCTTGAGTGTTATAGATCATAAGACATCAAAAGAGCCAAAACCAGTAGAATGGATTGAAGGTTACTTTGTTCAATGTTTTTCTTATGCCTATATGTATGCCGAGCTATTTGGTGTTATGCCAAAACAGCTAGTGATCATTATGTCCTGTCAAAACGGTGAAGTAAAAGTTTACATTGAAAAAGACCTACAAAAATACGTCAAGATTTTGAGAAAGTATATCAACAAATTTATAGAAGACAAAAATGAAAGCAACTGATGAATTGAAGCAGGAATTTGAAAAGAAGTTTAGTAGTCCAGATAAATTTGCGGCTGAAATTGAGAAAATGGTATCGGAAAGAGAAGATCTAAATTATATCTCCGCAATTACCGAATACTGTGATGCTAACAATATTGATATTGAATCTGCTCCAAAGCTAATAACAAAAACACTCAAAGAAAAGATTCAAGGTGATGCAACAAGACTCAATTTTCTAAAGGGAGGTTCTAAGGCAAGACTACCTCTATGAACCCGTTTGAGGTTTACGTCACCTTTTTAGCATTGAAACGGCATTTTTCTACTCCATCATATGACTACTTTAAATATCACGGAAAGATTAAATGTTCGCAGGAAACATTCAAGAAATCAAAAGACCGTCTATTTTTTGAACGCCTAAGTAGAAAGAAAAAGCCCAAAGAAATTATAGACTTTTTTGTTTCCAATTTTGTTGCATCGGATAATCCATCATCATTATGGATTGGTGATATTATTAAAAACGGCGAAGGAATATACACCGAAAGTATTAGAATTAGAGAGTCTCTATCTTATATTTTTGAACAAGACTTAAGAACTCTTACGGATACTCAACATCTGTTTGAAGCCATAAAGGTAGATGGCTCAAAGCATCCAAAGATTCTAAAATTGTATCTCAATAAGACAATTAAAGTTGAGACTCTTCTTATTATGCTAAGAGTTTTAAAATTGAAGAATAAATATGATGAGTTTTTACAAGATCCAATATGGAGTATTATCAGCAATAAGATTGAAAAGTATTCACCTTTTCTTGAGATTGATCAGAATAAATACAGTGGAATAATACGAAAATATATTCAATGAGCTTCTTTGATTCAGAGTTTGTTCAACAGGAAATTTCGGAAGTAAATAAACTTAGAGATAAAATAACCGAAAATATTGAAAGTTTCTCAGAACTTTCTATTTCAGATAAGAAAAAAAGAATTGATTTTCTTAGTGAGTTATTGAATAGGCAGAGATTAATTTACACTAGAGTTAGCTTATCGCAAGAGCCAGAGGCTATTCAATTGAAAGAAGAATTAAATAGAGCTGCGATAAAACTAGGCGATGAAACTGCATTTCATTGTTTTGAACGAGTTCAGTACATCATAGACCAATTGAGACTACAAATAAATGATAAGTAAAACAATAAAAAGAGCGATTGAAAGAAGAATAAAACGACACCATAAACTATACGATTTACCAGTAATTGCAGAATATTGGGAAGAGGTATTTGCCAAATCTATTGAAGATGGAGAAGGTTACAGTGACTGGAAACCCGACAAATCACATTGTATAGGAAAGGACCAGATATGTACTATTAATGGTGAAACTTTCAAAATATCAAATAAGAGTGGAAAATACGATAAAAGAAATGAGACTCTTGTTATTAGTGGCTCCAGAAGTGGAGAGTATGAAACTCTAGAGGAAAAGTTAAAATTCTTCTCAGATAAGAAAGAAGATGTCTATGTGTGTTGCGCAACTGATGCCAAAAAGGCATCAAATAAGAATTACTATATCTTCTCTTTTGATAGTAAATTGCTAAATTATTCTGAGGCAAATTGGCTACCGAAATATGGTAAAAATCAAAACCAGACTGGATGGTACTGTGACACCGATAATTATAAGGCCGAGATAAGACACTCTTTAAGCGGTCAAATCTGGACAACCATAAAGTTAATTCCTTCTAATATAAGACCAGAGGTTATTTCAATTGATTGATTTATATCAAGGGGATTGTTTAGAGATTATGTCTGACATTCCTGATAATTCTGTTGATATGATTCTGGCTGATTTACCCTACGAAATAACCGCCGCTTCCTTTGATGTTCTAATACCATTTGAACCATTATGGAATCAATATAATAGAATCGCAAAAGAAAATGCAGCAATGGTTTTTACTGCATCACAGCCTTTTACTACAGCTCTAATATCATCTAATATTCAAAATTTTAGATATGAATGGATATGGGAAAAACCACAAGGAACTAATCCAATGGTCGCCAAATATCAACCCCTTAAGTCTCACGAGAATATAGTAGTATTTTATAGAAAGAGACCAACATACAATCCACAAATGGATATTTCCACACCTTATGGTGGATTTAAATCCAATCAAAAGAAGTTGGGTGAAGTGTATGGAGATCTTAAATCTCAACATCGCGATAATCCAGAAGGAACACGTTACCCAAAAACAGTTCTAAAATTTAAACAAGAGAAAGGATTACATCCTACTCAAAAACCTTTAACCCTTATGGAATACCTTATTAAGACTTATACCAATGAAAATGATGTAGTTCTTGATAATTGTTTTGGAAGTGGAACAACTGGAGTTGCAGCAAAGAAAACTGGAAGAGGATTTATTGGTATTGAACTTGATAAAGACTATTTTAAAATTGGCTCGGAAAGAATAAACAAAACTCCCGTTCCAAATGCCCTAGATGCACTCTTTGGCTGAGGTCTAAATAAACGGGCTAGTAACCATTAACCAAAATTTCCAGATAATTTATGCAACCACGAATTTACGTCTACAAAATTACCTTTCAAGAAGTCCCCTTTTATTACATTGGTGTTCATAAGGAAAAAATCTTTAATGAAGAGTATATGGGGAGTCCGATAACTCATAAAGCAAAGTGGCAAATCTACACACCACAAAAAGAAATTCTTGAAGAATTTGATTATACTGATGATGGATGGTTACAGGCTCAAGAATTTGAAAAAGAACTTATTCGCCCCGTTTATAATACAGACAACAACTGTCTTAATGAACATTGCGGTGGTAGAATTAGTTTAGCCGTATGTCGGGAAAGTGGTAAAAAACAATGGGAAAATATGACTCCCCAACAAAGAAGTGATCGGGTAAGAAGAAGGGCAGCAAATAAAACCCCACAACAAAGAAGTGCAATAGCAAAAAAAAAGAAATGCAAGTAAAACCCCACAACAAAGAAGTGCAGCAGCAAAAAAAGGAAGAGAAAATATGACTCCACAACAAAGAAGTGCAGCAGCAAAAAAAGCGAGTGTAAAACGATTGGCAAATACAACCCCACAACAAAGAAGTGCAGCAGTAAAAAAAGGAAGAGCAAATATGACTCCTGTTCAAAGAATTGCAATAGCAAAAAAAGCAAGTGCAACTAGATTTCAATGTACTGTAACTGGATATATTTGTAACGCAGGAGCATTGACCAATTATCAACGGGCAAGAGGAATTGATACCTCTAAAAGAGTAAAAGTTATTCCATCTTGATTTTCTAAATAAACCCGGTTAGCAAACCGTTGATTTTCAAAAAGTTTTCAAAACAAACAATTATTTTTACATAATTATGACAGCAGTTTATGTTCTAAGTTTATATAATGTGTATGGTGATCCAGAAGGACACCCCATAGTTGGTGTATATTCTGACAAAAATAAAGCCGAAAAAATTAAGAAATTTTACCCATCTTCACAAATTAATGAAGTTGAACTAGACAAATCCGCAGACTACCCAATTGGTTACAGTTATTGGATTGTTAGATGGGTAGAAAAAAATGGTGCATTGTTTGAAGCAACAGCCGAAAAAGATACAGATAATTATCACGGACCCCACTCTTCTTTAATAAATGAACATCGCTTTGCCGATATTGCAAATGGCCGCCTTTATTCTAATATTTGGGCAACTGATGGGGAACATATTAAAAGTATTCTATTAGAGTATGTCTCATCACCACAATATATCGCTGATAAAATTAGGGCAATCGAATGTAAGCTTTCACAACAACCAAACTCGGTTCCATCTCCCAATTTTGAAGAGCAACTACAAGAATTAAAATTAAAGTTAAATAATTTTAACCCAGTCTCAATCTAAATAAACCTGGTTGGCAAACCGTTGATCTCAAAAAGCTTCCAAAAACACAAACATCTAACGCAATTCAACGTACTATGGATTTCAAACAACTTAAAAAGCAAAGCAAGTCAGGAATCGGTGCTCTCACCGAAAAGCTCCTGAAGGATGCTGAAAAACTGAATAGTAGCTCTTATACCGAAGACAAAAATATTTTCAAATTAGAAACCGATAAGAGTGGTAATGGGCGAGCTATTCTACGCTTTCTTCCTGCACCATCTGGTGAAGATGCAGCCTTTGTTAGGCTATATAATCACGGTTTTCAGGTAAATGGTAAGTGGCTCATTGAGAATTGTCCAACGACTCATAATGATCCTTGTGTAATTTGCGCCAGTAACAGCACACTATGGAACAGTGGAATTGATTCCGATAAGGCTATTGCCCGTGATAGAAAGCGCAAGCTATCTTACTATGCTAATGTCTATGTCGTCAGTAACCCCGCAGATCCTTCACTTGAGGGTACTGTAAAGGTCTTCCGATTCGGTCAAAAGATTTTTGATAAGGTTCTGTCCGCAGCAAAGCCAGAATTTGATACAGATCCAGTAATTCACGCTTTTGATTTCTGGGAAGGTGCAAATTTCCGACTTATCTCTAAGACCGTTATGACCGAAATTGGTGGTAAGCAACGGAAGATGCCCAATTATGATGATAGTAAATTTGAGTCTAAGAGTGAATTTCTAAATGGTGATGACGATAGGCTAGAAACAGTCTATGAGCAACTACATTCTCTTCAAGAGATTGTCGCACCTAGTAAATTTAAGACTTATGAAGATCTAGAAAAGCGCCTCTATGCTGTTACAAATTCTCGTCCTACTCCTAGTGTAGAAGAACAAGAAAAGGAATTGGAAGAAATTCTAAATCCTCAACAAGATATTCTAGCCGAGCTTGAGGAGTCTTATTCTAAATCTAAGGCTTCTGTAGCTGATGATGAAGATGAAGACCTACAGCGGTTTATGGCACTAGCAGACGGTTGATTTAATAGTGGGACACTTTACGGGGTGTCCCACTTTTCCTTTGTGTGCAGAAAATTTGTGCTATTATGACTTCAGTTAAATGAAAACCTATGCTTGACAAGAATCTTCGTAATCTTACTGTATCTGAAAAGAAAAGTCTTGCCCGAAACTCCAACACACCACCAGAAGCTCTAATCATTCTTGCAAAAGATGAGGATTGGACTGTTCGCTATTGTGTTGCCAATAATTCCAACACCCCACCAGAAACTCTAATCATT